TCATGAGGAAAATTTTGTTAAAGACCCTGAATTCTCCGCAGAATTAGAAAAGGCTATGTGGATATGGAAGAAACCTGAGGTAGGTCATAAATATATTATGGGTGTAGACGTTAGTAGGGGTGACGGTAAAGATAGTTCCACAATAGTTATTTTAGATTTTGATAATTTAGAACAAGTTGCGGAATTTAAATATAAACTACCTCCAGATATGTTGGCAGAAGTGGTTTTTAAATATGGTAATATGTATAGTGCCTATACGATAGTAGATATCACAGGTGGAATGGGTGTTGCAACAGTTTTAAAACTGTTAGAGATGGAATATAACTTCTTACACTACGATGACCCTAAAAGTAGAAAATTGTCTGAAAAATACGCTAAAACTAAATATACAGAGGGTGATAAAGTTCCCGGATTTAGTGTAGGTAATACCAGACTACAATTAGTTTCTGAATTTGAGGAACATATTAGAGAAAATAAAACAATAATACGATCACATCGTTTAATTTCTGAGTTGAGGACTTTTGTTTATAAAAATGGTAGACCCGATCATATGGAGGGTTATCATGATGACATAATAATGGCATACGCTATGTGTATCTTTATAGTACAAACATCATTCAAAAAATTAGAGATGGTTGAAAAACAAACTAAGGCTATGTTAGAGAGTTGGGTAAACGTTAATAGTAAAACAGTTACCCCATCATTGGATGATCAGAAATATGTAAATCCATTCTATACTAACACACCAACTTATCACCCTAAACAAGGGAATGATAGTAATAACGACAATGGTGACTACAATTGGTTGTTTGGTATAAGATAGTATTTAGTTTTTTTCGATATTTATTATAATAGTAATAAAGTATAAAGATAAAAATGGCTAAAAAAACGATATTTCAACAGTTAAATGATTTATTCGGTCCTGAAGTAAAAAGGGCAGAAAATAAATCTAGATATTCTATAAATGATAAGGAACTCCTTAAAACTAAATCTAAGGAAGATTTCGAATTCGAAAAACTTAAAAGACAACAAGATTCCTATTTGTCAAATATGTGGCAAAAAGTTGATAATGAAATATATCAACACTCCATATATTATGAAACAACAAGGTTAGCATCTTATGCGGATTTTGAGGGTATGGAATTTTTTCCAGAAATTGCAGCAGCATTAGATATTATGATGGAGGAGTCAACAACTTTAAATTCGGAAAATAAAGTTTTAAATATTTTTTCTGAGAGTAGAAGAGTTAGAAGGATATTAGAAGATTTATTTTTCAATAGATTAGATATTCATACCTCATTACCAATGTGGACAAGAAACACTTGTAAATACGGTGATAATTTTTTATTCTTAAATATCGATAGTGATGAAGGTATAACAGGTGTTAAACAACTACCTAACATTGAAATTAGTAGAAAGGAAAATGAGGGGTTTGGTGATAGTTCTAATGTTTCAGATACAGATAAATTTAACCCAGTTACGTTTATTTGGGGTCAGAGAGACATAGAATTTAACGCTTGGCAAATTGCCCATTTTAGATTATTAGGTGATGATAGAAGATTACCTTATGGGACATCTATGTTAGAAAAGGCAAGAAGGATATGGAAACAATTATTATTATCTGAGGATGCGATGTTAATATATAGAGTAACTAGGGCACCCGAAAGAAGGATATTCAAAATATATGTAGGTAATATTGACGAAAAGGATGTACCTGCCTATGTTAATAAAATTGCAGATAACTTTAAAAGGAGTCCAGTAATCGATCAAAAAACAGGACAGATAGACACTAGATACAATCAAATGGCACAAGATCAAGATTACTTTATCCCTGTTAGAGATCCAAACGCACCGAGTCCAATAGATACATTGGCGGGGGCAACAAACCTATCTGAGATTGCGGATATACAATATCTTCAAAAAAAATTATTTACTGCACTTAGAGTACCTAAACCTTTCTTAGGTTTTGAGGAGACGAATGGTGATGGTAAAAATTTAGCACTACAGGATATTAGATTTGCTAGAACTATCAATAGAATACAACAGTCAATTATACAAGAACTTAATAAAATTGCGATTGTACATTTATATATTTTAGGTTTAGAGGATGAATTAGAAAATTTCACACTTTCACTTAATAACCCATCTACACAGGCTGAGATGTTGAAGGTTGAACAAACTCAATTAAAAGTAACATTGTATAAGGATTCTGTAGCGGACGCAGGTAATGGGTTTGGTGCAATGTCTATGACTAGAGCCAAAAAAGAAATATTGGGTATGTCTGAAGAAGAGATAAGAAATGACTTAGAACAACAAAGATTAGAAAAAGCGGCAGCGGCAGAAATGGAACAAACCGCAGAGGTTATTAAGAAAACAGGATTATTTGACAGAGTCGATAAACTATATGGTGACTTTGACGCATTATTATCAGGTGCAGGTGAAGCCGAAGCAGGTGGTGACGCAGGTGCGGCTGGTGGAGATATGGGTGCAGGTGGAGATATGGGTGCAGGTGGAGATATGGGTACTGCAGCAGAACCAGCGGCAGAACCAGCGGCAGAACCAGCAACCACAGAATCTTTTAGAAAAGATGGTACTTTATTGACTGAGGAAAAAAGAAGAATATATGAAGAAAAAACTAAAAGATATCAAGGAATTTATTTAAGGAGACTTACTGAAAGTTTAAAGAATAATGAACACGTTTATAATTTAGACTCTGTTGAGAAGGATACTGATATATTAAATTCTAAGATCAGTGAAATGACTAAAGAAATAGATAAATTAACTAAATAAGTTTTTTTATAAAAGTTTTATATTTATTATATAAACTAACACATGAAAAATTTTGGTAATATAAAGGACACTTTTAAACAATTGATAATTGAGTCCATCATTAGTAAAGATGATAAGGGTAAAAAATTGTTTAATAAGTTTCTAAAAACTGTCGGTGAAAACAAAACATTAAAGGAACAGTATTTAATATATAGTAATTTACAAAACAGAAAGTTTGATGACTATTCTGAGGCTAAGGATTATATTAAAGAAAATATAGGTTTATTAAAATCATTAAATAAAAACCATATTGATAGTGGTAATGAATATTTTTCTAAATTACTTAAAGGAGTAACTTTAGTTAAAGAAAATCAATCGTTCTATAACGATATCGATTTTTTAATGAAAACCGAAAAAAATGCAACAAACATAGATAAAATACAGGAGTCTATTAATAACATTACTAAACGAATGTTAGAAAAAGATGTGGAAGAAACTGTAGTAACTGAATCAATAGGTTTACCACCTAGTATGTTTGCCAATATTTTAGTTTCTAAATTCAACTCAAAATATTCTGAAATAAACGAAACAGAAAGAGAAATTATAAAAACAGTTTTAAATGGTAATAAGGATGAAAAGAAATCTTTATTTGAATCTGTGAAAAGGGAATGTATTGACAATATAGATAAAAAATTAAATGAATCATCAGATGTCGAAATAAAGGATAAATTATTAAAAGTAAAAGATAAATTATTAAATACTAACTTTGAATACGAAAATTTCAACTCACAGATAGGTAAAATTTACAACTTAAAAGAATCGATAGATTAAAAATGAACCCCTCCGAAAGAGGGGTTTTTTATTTATGGAATTTGACTAATGACTATTTTAATAGTATAATTATAAAAACTTTAAAATAACAAAAAATGAAAAATTTTATGAATGAAATTAGGAAAAGAAATCAAATTAGATTTATTAGGAAACTATAAAACAAAAATCGGCACCGTTAATAATAAAGAATCAAAAAGTTTATATTTAAACTTATGTGCGTGGGGGGAGTTAAAAGAAGATTATGAGAATTTTAACTACGAATTTTTCTTAAGTAATGTAAGAAAAAAAATAAAACAAAAAATTAATGATACAATCAACAAAGAATTATTTTACGAAAATAAATATATAGTTGATTTAGATATGAGAACTTCAGGATTAAATATAAATAAAAGAAGTTTTATGTCTTGTGAGATAACATTATATCAAAAAAAATATTTACCCATTAATAAAATTAATATAGTAGAAAACACTAAAAAAATTATCTACGATGTGGTAAATGAATGTCTAGAAAATAATTCAGTTTTTACTTTCCATAAATCTAAAAAGTAATTTTTTAACACAGTGGTATATTTATAATAAAAGTATAACACTGTTATGGAAATTATAAAAAAAAACGAAATAGATAAAAAAGGTATTCTAGTCGAATATGACGCAGGATACATTTCCCCAAAAGATAATAGACATTTCGTAAATGAGATGTCAAACTTAACCAAAGGTCAACCTATTATAGAAGAACCTTTGGTTGTTTATGCCGTATTACAAAAGTATGGTGTTGAAAATAGGAATGGTAGAGTTTACCCTGAGGCAATCTTAAGGAGAGAGTCTGAGAACTATTTAAAACTAATCAAAGAGAAAAGGGCATTAGGTGAGGCAGATCACCCAGAATCATCTATAGTTGCAGTAAGTAGAATTTCCCATAACATCGTAGACTTATGGTGGGAAGGTAATGTACTTATGGGTAAGTTAGAAATTATAATGTCACCAGGATTTGTTAATCAAGGTATTATTTCTTGTGAAGGTGATAGAGTTGCCAATTACATTAGAAAAGGTTTAAAGATTGGTGTATCATCTAGAGGTGTAGGTTCTTTAGAAAAAGAGGGTGGTAAAAATATCGTACAAGATGACTTCGAATTAATTTGTTGGGATATAGTTACATCCCCATCGACTCCAGGTTCTTGGATTTATAGTAAAGAACCTTCAGTAGAACAACAAATGTCTGAATCTAAAATTAAAAATGAAGATAAACTTTTAAAAGACTCTTTAAATAATTTTTTACTAGATTAATAAAAAAATAACACTTTTTAAAAGTATTGTATATTTATTAAGAAATGCAAAATATTTTGCGTTATTTAATAATAAATAAAAAAAGAAAAAAAAAGAAAAAATGGCTGAAAAAAAGAAATCAATCATCGAAGAGGCTTTACTAGAAGCAAAGTCTTTAGAGGATGCCTTAAAAGCCAACACGAAAGAAATACTTGCGGCACATATGTCGAAAGAAATTGAAAGCATTGTTGAGACATCTTTAAAAAATAAAGATGTAAAGAAAAAAAACCCAATCTCAGAAGAAGATGATGAGATTAGTGTTAACGATGTAGAAACTAAAGGATCCGATGATGAAGAAGAAGACGTTAAGTTAGACCTTGACGATGAAGAAAACGATGATGATGACGAACTACAATTTGATAGTGAGGAATCTGATGATGAACCTAATGATGAGCCAAAAATTGATTTGGACTTAGACACTGACCTAGACTTAGATGCTGGAGAGGGAGATGATGACGATGATGATGACGATGAGGTAGGTTTAGGTTTTGAATTACCTATGGGTGCAGAAGATGACGAAGAAATTTTAGACTTAACAGGCGCTTCTGATGAAGAGGTTGTTACAGTATTTAAAAAACTTTCTGACAATGACGAAGTAGAGGTAGTTAAAGATCAAGGTGGAATTCATCTTAAAGATAACGGTACGGGTGCAGAGTATTACATTAAGGAATCTATGGAAGAAGAATGGGATTCTATGAAAGAAGGTGAACAATGTTCTGAATGTGGTTCAGGTGCAATGTACGAAGATGAAGAAGGTAAGTACTGTTCTGAATGTGGTTCAGGTATGTACGAAGACGAAGATCAAATCGTATACGAAATTGAATTAAATGAACCTTCAAGTGAAGGTAGTGAATTTGAAATCAATAATTGGGACGATGCATCTAAATGGGTTAGAGATACTCCAGAAGGAAGACATGCAGGAAGAAGACCGATTGAAGATTTTGAAGAAGGTGCTTACATTGAAGAGGATAAATTACAAAGACATTCAAGAACTAACGGTAAACAAAGATATCACGGTGCTAGATTAGCAGCAAGAGAATCGAGAACAACTACTAAACCTGTAGTTCGTAGAGAACCAACAAAAAACACAGTTTCCGAATCCAAAATAATGAGAGAATACAGAGAGTTGAAATCTAAAAACGAAGAGTATAAGAAAGCACTCAATGTATTCAAAGAAAAACTAAACGAAGTTGCGTTGTTTAACACTAACTTGGCATATGTTAATAGATTATTTACTGAGCATTCAACTACTAAGAAAGAAAAAATGGAAATTCTTAAGAGATTTGATAACGCTGAGTCAATTAGAGAATCTAAAAACATCTACAAAACTATTAAAACGGAATTAGATTCTAAATCCCCTATTAATGAATCTGTAGGAACTAAAGTTAATAAAACAATACAATCTTCAAAGTCAACTAATTTGAATGAGTCTACTGCTTATGTAGATCCACAAATTACGGCAATTAAAGATTTAATGAGAAGAATCTCATAAAAATAATAAAATAACAAAATTAAAATAAAAATTTAAAAAAATGGGACATTTGTTAAACTCAGGTGAAGTCGGAAATATCGGACTTGAACACCTAAAACAAATTAGATCTAAAACAATTTCTAAATGGAACCAATTAGGTTTCTTAGAAGGTTTAAAAGGTCACGTAAAAGAGAACATCGCTCAATTGTATGAAAATCAAGCGTCTGCTTTGTTGAATGAATCAACATCTTCAGACTCATCAGGTTCTTTCGAAACTGTAGTTTTTCCAATTGTGAGAAGAGTATTCTCTAAATTATTGGCTAACGATATCGTATCAGTACAAGCCATGAACATGCCAATCGGTAAATTATTCTTCTTTGTACCTAAAACATCTGATGGATCGTTTCCATTGAATGGTTCTAACAACGGTGCTAATGGAGCATTACCAGTATGTGTAATCTCTGCTTGTACCGGGTCAGAATTGACTACATTCCAAGAAAAATCACTTTATGATTTATATTATAATGATGGTTTATATGATGCATCTAAAGGAAGTTATACTGTATTTTCAACTACAGGTTATCAAGGTATAGTTCTTAACGCTAGCGGTAGTACTGTTACCGCATTAACTGCACAACCAAAAGCAGGTGACGGTTCTTTCAGAAACGTTAAATTGCGTGTTACTGGTTTCACATCCACTAACGCAGGTAGATTAACTGGACCAGATGGTAACGAAATGGATACTGAGGCATTCTTAGCATCTTTAAAAATTGTTACTACTCCAGCAATCAATGATCAAGACAATCAAACTATTATCGCAGCAGGTGGTGAGATACCATTTAGATTGGTAACACAAAAATACGGTAGAGGTATCGTAGATTACGGTCAAGATATCTGTGATGCTGACGGAGGTTTATTGGTAGAATTAGATTTAACTCACCCAGCTTGTATTAGTTGTTCTTCAGCTAATTTTGATGGTTACGTTGGGGCTAAATCAGCAACTACGTTCACAGGATTAACAATCTCTTGGAGACGATATGCAACATTAGAATACGCTACAGAAATGGGTGAGGTTTCTTTTGAATTGGATGAAGTAGTTGTTTCTGTAACTGAGAGAAAATTGAGAGCAACTTGGTCTCCAGAATTAGCACAAGACGTTAGTGCATTCCATAACATCGATGCAGAGGCTGAACTTACGGCTCTTTTATCTGAGCAGGTTGCTGCTGAGATCGATAGAGAGATCTTAAGAGACTTAAGAAGAGGTGCTGCATGGCAATTGAGATGGGACTATAACGGATGGAAAAGAGCAAACTCTGGTGGAGGTTTCAACGCATACACTCAAAAAGAGTGGAACCAAACGTTGATTACTAAAGTCAATCAAGTTTCAGCACAAATTCACAAATCAACTTTGAGAGGTGGCGCTAACTTCGTAGTAGTATCTTCTGAGATATCAGCAATTTTTGATGACTTAGAATACTTCCACGTATCTAACGCTTCTCCAGAGCAAGATCAGTACAATATGGGTATTGAGAAAATCGGTTCATTAGGTGGAAGATATACT